TGATGTAAAGCTTGCTAATGGTGGTGGCTATAAGCATGGAGGGCATGCCTCAAAAAAAGCCTACGCCACAGGGGGTAATGTGAATGCTATGGGCAAGCCTGTGGCTATGCCCAAGCATTTCGTTAGCCAACCTGTGGCAAACAGCTTGCAATCTGGAACCTTTAAGAAGGGCGGCGAAGTCCATCACCACGCAGATGGGGGTCAAGAAAAACCTAATCTGCGTTTGATTAAGACCCACACCGGCCCTAAGGGCCATGTAGCCAAGGTGTACAAGGATCGTGACTGGGGCGAGCATCGCGTGAAATTCTTTAACCCTGAGGGCAAACACCTCACGGAAGGCGACTATCACACCGATGATGCTGAAGATGCCCACGATACAGCCATGAGCCAAGTTCACAAGGGCTATGCCAAAGGTGGAAAAGCCGCATTGTTGGGTGGATTGGGCAAGAAAATCATGTCCGATATGCCAAAAATGATGGGCCCTCTGGAAGGCAAGCCGCCAAAAGGTAGCGTCACGAAGACAATCACATCTGTGACCATGTCTCCTGTGAAAAAGCGCAGAGGCTAATGTGTGAAGTAAGCGAGGGGCTTCGGCCCCTCACTTTTAAAAGGACATATTATGAGTAATGGAATCGTTTCATCGATCACCCGTGGTGGTCAAACTGAACCATTTGATCTGCAAGTAGCCCGTGGTCAAATTTTGGGTCATAGCACCGTCAGCATTTTTGGCTATCAAGCATCTGTTGGCACAACATCTATCCCAGTTTGGGAAAACGCAAGCACTTACACATACCCAACTTCAGCATCGACGCTGACAATGGTGAGTAGCTCTGCATCAGACAACACTTCGGCATCGGTTTTGATCAGCGGTCTTGACGCTAACTTCAATCCGATTTCGGAAACCCTGTTTTTGAACGGTACAACTGCTGTGACGACTGTCAACAGCTATTTCCGCATCAATAATTTGACTTTGGCATCCGCAGGAAGCAGTCAAACAACCAATGTGGGCACAATTACGCTGAAACAAAGTACCAATACTTTGGCTCAGATTAACCCCGGCATTGGTCGTTCACAAAGTACTGTTTACACTGTGCCTGCAGGCTACACCTTCTTCTTGGATTGGGTGGAAGCCAACACATCAAACCCTTACACCGGTACTGTGACTGTGACCTATAAGGTTCAAGCCGCAGACAATGTGTCTGGCGTGGCTCGTAATGTGTTGCAACAGCCTTTTGTGTCTATCTACACGGCAAGTCGCGTGGCTGATCCATTTGGTTATGCTCAGAAAACTGATATTCAGTGGCAGTTGTCGGCAAGCTCTGGAACTATTGCGGCAGGCATTATTGTGACTGGCAAGTTGATTCAGAATGCCAACACAACAACTGGCGTAGGTACCTGATCATGCCTAGCAAATCACCTGCACAACACCGACTGATGGAAGCCGCCGCTCACACCAAAGGTGGTGTAGGTGGTGTGCCTCAAAAAGTTGGCAAAGAATTTGTGAAGGCTGATGAAGGCAAGAAGTTCGCTAAGGGCGGTTTGTATGCCAACATCCATGCTAAACAGGAGCGGATAGCCCATGGGTCTGGCGAGAAGATGCGCAAGCCCGGTAGCAAAGGAGCACCCACTGCAGATGCTTTCAAGCAGTCTGCTAAGACAGTAAAGAAAAAAGAAGGTGGCCCTTCTCTTTCTGTTGGTCGCAAAGAAAAATTGCCGGTATCAAAAGGCGCAGGATTGACTGAAAAAGGTCGCGCCAAGTACAACCGCGAAACGGGTTCTCACCTTAAAGCTCCACAGCCCAAAGGCGGCTCGCGTAAAGACAGTTTTTGCGCGAGAATGTCGGGAGTGGTTGAACATTCAAAAGGCGATGCTGAACGGGCAAAAGCATCACTCAAGCGTTGGAAATGCCCCGGTTGGTAAAGGAGAAAATTATGGAATACAACCCATGGGCAAAAATCAATATGTCGCCCAAAGAAAGACAAAAGCTGATTGATGCACCTGCACCTTCTTACAACAAGGAGGCAGTTGACAAAGAAATCAATCGCTCAAAACCAAAAGTCGGCGCATCTGAAGCAAAAGCAATTCATGCTTTGTTGAAAGGTCGTTATGCCAAGGGTGGAAAGATCAGCACCGCAGAACACAAAAATCCTAAGCACAAAGGGTGGTAATTTATGGCTTACAGCGGTACTGTCGGACAAACTGTAGTCACCGTACAGCAGTTCATTGACCAAGGTGCCCGTCTATCGGGTAAGCTTGCGGAAGAGCTCACCGTTGAACAAGTCCAAGCCTCTAAACAGGCGCTTTTCTTTGCCCTCAGCAACCTCATCAACCAAGGCATCAACTATTGGGCAATCAACAAGACCGTATACGGCCTTCAGCCCAATCAATACGAGTACTTGCTACCTCTGGGTGGGGTTGATGTCTTAAACGCCCTGTATCGCACTATGACGCGCCCTGTGGGGTCGTATACATCGAGCGCAGGCGGCGTGGTGGGCAACATCGCTGATGGCAACATCAACACTTACTGCCAACAAACATCGCCCAACGGCAACTTCACGGTCAACTACGGCGCGTCGAACACCCAATACATTGGGTCAATTGGCTTCATGCCATACATTGCCAACAATGGCAGTGCGGTATGGAACTACTACCTGCAGTGTTCAAGCGACGGAACCAACTGGACGACCCTGTACACCGGCACCAATGTGACCGTGACCAACGGGCAGTGGATTTATCAAGACATCGATCCCGGCGCCAATGTGGCCTACTATCGCATCCAAGCGTTTGGTGGCACAACTTTGGCCTTGGATGAGTGGTATCTCGGTTGCAACTCGACTGAGATCACCATGGCGCGCTTGAACCGCGACGACTACACGAATTTGCCCAACAAGAACTTCACAGCCAATCAGCCGTATCAGTTCTGGTTCAATCGTCAATTGCCTCAAGCAAAGATCACGCTGTGGCCCACACCATCTGACCCATTTGTGCAGATGACTGTGTGGTACTCGCGTCAGATTGACGATGTTGGCGACCTGAATGGACAGCTTGAGATTCCTCAGCGTTGGAATCAGGCCATTCAATTCATCTTGGCCCACCAGATGAGCATGATCCTGCCCGGTGTCGAGCAAGGACGCATCACTTACTTGGAAGGCCAAGCCGAGAAGTACTTCATCATGGCTGAGAACGAAGAGCGCGATAAGTCGCCGATCTACTTCGCCCCGAATATTTCTGTCTACACGAGGTAAGCATGCCACGCTTCCTCGACACCACCGGCAATGCAGTAATAGCGATCTTCATCTGCGACAGATGCAAGATGAAGCGTCCTATTATTGAAGCCATGCCTGACCCAAACTTTCCGGGTCTGAAAGTGTGTCAGCGTGGTTGCGCAGATGAGAAAGACCCGTATCGTTTGCCTGCGCGCAAGACTGAACGGATTACTTTGCAGTTCCCTCGCCCCGATGTCAGCGTTGCGGCAGATGATGAAGGTTTGGTGTTGACGCCAACTGGAACAGAGATTCCGGGCGGCGATCCAAGCGAGTGGTACATCAGTACTGAAGGCAACACACAAACACCAACACAGACGGGCAACAACGACATCATTACTCCAAACCCATCTACACCGACGAGCGAATAACATGAGTGGACAAGTAACCATTACCCAACTACCAACAGCAGGAGCCTTGACTGGCTCCGAGCTCGTTCCTGTCGTTCAAAACGGTGTTACCGCGCAGACCACCACGGGCGCAATTGCAGGCGCCGGCGCGCTGAATTACCCTTTCCTGACCGTTGGATCGACTGCAGGGCTGACTCAGGCTCGTTATTTGAGCGCCACCTCTGGCCTTTCATTGACTGACAATGGTGCAGGAAGCACCCTGCAGATCAATATGACGGGCCCGGCGGCAAGTTTGAACGCCGCGAGCACCGGAATCATTGTCAAGAACGGGGCCAGTACGGTCATCAACAGGCTTTTGGCTGTTGGTGCAGGCATGACCATCGCCAACGCAGATGGCATCGCAGGAAACCCCACATTTGGCCTCAGCACCAACCTTCAAAACCTGTCCAGTCTATCTGGTACTGGTTTGATGACCATCAATGGCTCGACATTCAGTCAAACAGCCATCGGTGGTACGACCAATCAGATCAATGTGGCTTTTGGCAATGCTGTGGGTGGCTCGCCAACCATTAGTCTGGTGTCAAATCCTGTTTTGCCGGGCACTGGTGGCGTTCAATTGCCTTCTGGTGGCACTGCACAGCGTTTGGCAAACAACGGCGTCATGCGCTACAACACCGATACCCAGACCATGGAGTTCTACGCAAGTAGCACATGGCAAACAATCGGCACCGGCAGTGGCTCTGTGACCAATGTGCAAGGCACAGTCAACCAAATTGTGGTCACCAACGGCACCAGTGTGCCTGTGATTGGCCTTGCATCGAATCCAACCCTGCCCGGCACCAACTTTGTTCAGTTGCCATCAGGCACGACAGCACAGCGCGGTACACCTGCACAAGGTGCGTTCCGCTACAACACCGACACCGGCACTTTGGAAGCCTACACAACCGGCGGTTGGGGCTCAGTGATCTCTGGTTCAGGTGTTGCGACTTTTAGCGCAGGCTCAACAGGCTTGACACCAAATACACCGACATCGAGCGCGGTGGTATTGGGCGGTACGCTCAATGCAGGCTCTGGCGGTACCGGTGTGGCAGGAACACTCACAGGTTTTGCTTACGCCAACGGCACTTCAGCCTATACAGCCGCAACCACAGCTCAATTGTTGACGCTTTTGGGCACAACCCCTGTCGCGAATGGCGGTACAGGGCTCAATACAACGCCTACAAATGGACAATTACTAATTGGTAATGGTACGGGCTACACGCTGTCTACGCTGACCGCAGGCACCGGCATCACCATTACCAATGGATCGGGCACGATTACACCATCCATCACAAATACGGGCGTCTCTGCAGGCACTTACGGGTCTGCTTTGGCTATTCCACAGATTACGGTCAACGCTCAAGGTCAAATCACAAGCATCACCACCAATGCTTCGGGCGCGACTACCTATCAAGGCACATGGAATGCGGCGACAAATACCCCAACATTGACCTCATCAGTCGGTACAAACGGTTACTACTATGTGGTTTCGACTGCAGGTACAACCACTTTGAATGGCATCAGCTTGTGGTCTGTTGGTGATTGGGCTGTGTTCAACGGCTCTGTGTGGGAAAAGGTCTTGGGAAGCTCTTCTGAGGCATTTAACAGCATCACAGTGACCGGTTTGACTGGTTTCATGTACGCCAACGGCACAAGTGCTGTGACCAACGCCACAACTGCGCAGGCATTGAGCCTTATTGGTATCGTGCCAATCGCAAACGGCGGTACAAACAGCACAGCAACGCCTACCGCAGGCGGTGTTGGGTATGGCACAGGTACTGCACATGCCTATTCTGCCGCAGGAACATCAGGAAATGCCTTAATTTCTGGCGGCGCAGGAGCTCCTGCGTTTGGCAATTTGGCTCTTGGCACTGCCAATACCAATGTGTCTGGCTCTTTGACTGTCACAAACGGCGGTACGGGTCTTTCAACACTTGCGACTGGTTCTTTGGTTTATGGTGCAGGCACAAGCGCATTCAGCACTCTAGCAATCGGGTCTGCAGGACAAATCTTGACTGTCAACTCAGGGGCTACAGCACCACAGTGGTCAACTCTGTCTGGCGTGGCTGTGACCACACTCAGTTTTGGCACTACAGGTTTGACACCGTCCACCGCGACCTCAGGCGCAATTACTGTGGCAGGAACGCTTGCAACAGCCAATGGCGGCACTGGATCAGCAAGTACCGTCAGCACCATCGCATCGTTCAACAACTTTGCGCCGGGTTACACCAATGTGCCCACAGCAGGCGGCACAACAACGCTGACAAATACTGCGACCTTCTACCAAAACTTCAGCGGCACAAACACACAAACAGTCAAACTGCCTGCTGAAAACACAATTTTGGCAGGTACAGCTTATGTGATCGACAACGATTCAACAGGCAATATCACCGTTCAAGACAGCGCAGGCAATTTGTTGGCGACTGCTGTTCCCGGTGGTGCAGGTTGGATTTATTCGACATCAGCAAGTGCGGCGACAGGTAACTGGGCCGGTTATTTGTTACCTCCCGGCAATAGTACAACAGGATTGCTCACATGGGGTAGTGCCGGTCTGAACATGGCAAGCAGTTACATCCAAGGCGTGACAACCTTGAACATGTCTGGTCAATTGACCAATACGGTGGCGACTGGAACCGCACCTTTTGTTGTTTCTAGCACAACGACTGTTGCCAACTTGGGAGCCACAAACACGGTCAACACGGCGGTGACTGCGGCTTCTACGGGCGCGACAAACTATCTAACTTTCGTAACGGCGACTAGCGGCAATTTGCCACAATTGGTAAACTCGTCAATAACTTGTAACGCGGCAAATGGCACAATCACAGGTGGCATTGCAGGCGGCGCATTCTAAGGAAAAAACATGGCACAAAGCGGATACACCCCCATACTAATTTACGCCAGTGGCTCAACTGGAAACACGCCTTCTGCATCCAACTTGACAAGCAGTGCGTCGGGCGCTGAATTGGCATTGAACTACTTTGATGGCAAGCTTTTTTACAAAGATGCATCAGGTAATGTGCAGGTGTTGGCTTCCAAAGCAGGCAACATCAATGTATCCTCAATCAGCTTTGGCACAACCGGCCTGACCCCCAACACTGCAACCACAGGCGCTGTGACTGTTGCAGGCACATTGGCAACCACAAACGGTGGTACAGGACTTACTGCGTTTACTTCTGGTGGCGCTGTTTATGCCACTTCAACCTCGGCTTTAACAACCGGAACTTTGCCAGTAGCTTCGGGTGGCACAGGTTTGACTTCGCTGACTGCAAACCAAATTCCTTACGGTAATGGAACAAGCGCTTTTCAATCAAGTGCTAATTTGACTTTTAATGGTACATCATTAACGCTTACAGGAACAGGTTTCATCAAAGTTAATGATGGTACAAATGATGTTATGCGGTTGTACCAAAGCGGTGGTACTTCATACATTGATACTGGCTCTAGCACTCAATCTCTAGCTATTGGAACAAGTGGTGCATATCCTTTAATTTTTAGACCAAACGGCGCAGAAGCAGGTCGCTTTATAACCACAGGTCAATTTGGTGTTGGATTGACTCCATCCAACAATAATTACTACATTCAATCTGCGGGTGGCGTTAGTGCGAGCGCAAGTGTTGTTGCTCAAGGCAGTTTACAGCCCTATACGGGCAAGGGAATTTTCTTGTCTTGGGAAACGACTTACGGTCGATTGGAGGCATATGACTACGGCAGTTCCGCATATCAAAACATTGGCATTTCCCCCAATGGAGGTAATGTCGGCATTGGTATTGTTGGTTCTTCTACCTACGGAAAACTTGCTGTAAGCGGAAACATGGCCCAGTGGGGTAGTGTCTCAAGTGGGTCAGAACTTACTCGGATTCAATGGTACAACACCGCCACCAACTACGATGTTTCTTCCATCCGAACCTTCATCGGCTCTGGTCAAGTTAACCGTGGCGAACTTGGGTTCTATGTTAATAATGGAGCCGGACAGCTACAGGCAATGTATATCAATTACGCCCAACAAGTTCTTGTTGGTGCGGGCGGTAGTCAATACCAACAGTTCAATGTCTACTCTGCATCAGGCAGTGACGGTATTGGCATTCAAACTGGTTCAGGATATGGCGCATTAGTAATGCGTGGCGCAACCGAAAACCGTATCTATGGAATCGGTGCTGTGCCATTGACTTTTTATGCAAATGGCACTGAATATGGTCGCTTTACTAGCGCAGGCTATCTAGGTATCGGGACAAGTTCACCTTCTCAACAACTTTCAGTTTTAAGTAATACAGATTGTGCAAACTTTCAATGCTCTGGTCAAAATGTCTCTCTTTATGTAAACAACAGTAATGCAAGTTGGGATTCAGTATGCCGTTTTAATAATACGGCATCTGGCAAATGGTGGGATTTGCGTCTTGGAAACAGTTCAAGCACATCATCACCCCCATTTACTATTTACAACACCAACAGTGCAGGTGTTCAACTTAATTGGGGTTCAACTTCATGGACATCATATTCCGACCCCAAACTGAAAAACATCACAGGGACATATACCGACCCATTGACTGACATTGCTCAAATTAAAACAATCAAATTCACTTGGAAAAATGATGCAGAAAACAAACCACAAGTTGGTGTTGATGCAACAACTGTTCAAAATGTTGTTCCAGAAGCAATGGATGTAGTTAAAAAAGAAGGTGAAATAGAAGGGTATTTGGGTGTTCGCTATACAGAACTTATTCCCTTGATGATTGCATCTATCCAAGCATTGACAGCAGAAGTTAATCAATTGAAATCTAAACTAGGAGCTTAATCATGACCACTATCGCATGGACAATCGACTGGATGGAAACATCCACACAAACAATTGACGGCTACTCACAAGTCGTCTTAACTGCCGGATGGCGTTGCACTGGTACTGATACCACCACTGCCACACCTCCTGTGACTTACACAAGCAATGTGTATGGCACTTGTTCTTTCCCTGTGCCCGCATCAGGTGGATCATTTACGCCATATTCGCAACTTACTCAATCTCAAGTTGTTGGATGGTGTTGGGCGAATGGCGTTGATCAAGGGGCGTCTGAAGCAAGCGTAACTGCAAGTGTTCAAGCGCAAAAGAACCCGTCCCAAGTTCAATTGCCTTTGCCTTGGTCTACACCTGCGGCATAATATTTAAGGGGAAGCCACCACCCCATTTTGGTGGCATTTTCACGGAGATGTGAGATGAACGAAATCAAACTAACAACAGACTTGGTCAACGCAATCATGCAATATTTGGGTTCCAAACCCTTTGTTGAAGTTGCGGGCCTCATCCAAGAAGTACAGAAACAAGCACAGGCACAAGGCGCACAGCCTGCCGCCGAAGCCGCCCCTGCACCTGCAGAGGCATCACCAAACTAAACCATAGGAGCCATCATGCAATTTTTGAACGACATTCGTACTTATGTTGAGGAATTTGACTCTGAAGTGAGTGAAGAGATTCACCGTTTCATTGACTTTTTGCAAGGCAAATACGAGGCAATGCAACCTAAAGACGCAGTGGTGGCTCCTCCCTCTCAACCTGTTGCCGCACCAGTGCAAGCGCCCGTAGAGGAGCCTGCTGTTGAGGCACCAGTGGAAGAGGCCCCAGTGGCTGAAGAAGCTCCTGTGGAGGCCGCAGAGGCGCCTGCTGAAGCAACTGAAGCGCCTGCTGAGGTTCCTACAACCGACGCACCGACTACTAATTAAATTAGTAATACGAAAGGCTGATCATGGCTGAAAAGTGGATTCAAAAAGCGATTAAGCATCCCGGCGCTTTGCACAAGGAGCTCCATGTTCCTGAAGGCAAGAAGATTCCGATGAAGAAGCTTAACGCCGCCGCCAAGAAACCCGGCAAAGAGGGTCAACGAGCTCGCCTCGCCAAGACCCTAAGGGGATATGACTAAATGTCGGAGGAATCCTTGGATACACGCCTATCAGTCCATGAAGCCGTCTGTGCAGAACGCTACAAGAAGATCGAAGAGTCTTTTAGTGGCGTCACAGAACGATTTGACGACGGCTCAAAGCGCATGGCAAAGATCGAGTACCTGCTTTATGCGGTGATCGTTGCTGTGCTTCTCGGCCCCGGTTTCGCGGCTGAGTTCGTTAAGAAATTTTTGGGGTAAACATGATGAATTTGTCCGATATCTTGAAAGCGGTTTTACCCATACTGGTTGTTTGTATTGGGTGGCTTTTGGGTGAGGTCAGTTCGTTTCAAACCCGTCTCACGCAGATTGAAGGCAAGATGCCTGCGCTCATCACTGCCGATGGCATACCAACTGACAGCCCCATCTCGGCAGAGCGCAGACATGTACTGAAGTCCGAATTGGAGCGAGAAATCAACGATCTCCAAGTAAGGGTAAGGCTCATTGAAGAAAGGAATAAAAAATGAATCCAATTTTTGAATTGTTAAAAGTCAAAGTTGAAATTTTTATTCGCAGGCTGTCTGAGGCCACGCCATCTTGCTTGATGATGATGGTTCAAGGCAATGTGCTCGCGTTGACACTGCCTCATTGGATCAAGGCTCTTCAAACGGGCGCAATGACCGGCGGTCTTGCTGTCCTTATTTCGTTTTTTGGTCGCAAAGAACTGCAAGACAACAAATTTGTTGTGGCAGGCTTGACTGGATTTTTAACTGCAATTTCAGACCTGATTTCTCATCCATCGCACTTCGGTGGTGAGACAACTGAGGCAATTGCAACTGGTGTTGGCGCCGGCTTATTGTGCATGGCCCTATCAAATATTGGGAGCAAATAATGTTGGACTGGCTAACTGGTGGTGTCTTTGGAAGCCTCTTAGGGGGCATTTTTCGTTTGGCACCTGAGATTCTGAAGTACCTCGACAAGAACGACGAGCGCAAGCACGAACTGGCTATGTTTGGCCTGCAGACCGATCTGGAAAAGATGCGCGGTCAGTTCACGATGGAACAAAAATATGTTGAGCACAGCACTGCTCAACTGGAAGCAATTCAAGAGGCGTTCAAGGAACAAGGCGAAGAGGCCAAGGCCAGTTACCCATGGGTGGCGGCTCTGTCTGCTCTTGTGCGCCCCATGGTCACCTATGTGCTCTTTGGCATGTATGTGGCCTTCAAGATTTCGGTGATGGTCTACGCTTTCAACAGCGGCGCTAATTGGCACGACATCATTGTCGGCAACTGGACGGCAGACGACTTTGGCATGCTCAACATGATCTTGACCTTCTGGTTTGTGGGTCGAGCGATTGAGAAGTATCAAAAATGATCGGCGACGCCATCAGACTGGCGAGCGAATCCCTTGTAAAGCCGTTTGAAGGCTACGCAAGGCGCTTGCCTGACGGTGGATGCCAAGCCTACCCTGATCCGGGCTCACACGGGGCTCCTTGGACGATTGGATGGGGTTGTACGGGGCCAGACATTGGCCCTGACACTGTTTGGCCTGTAGAGAAGGCCCAAGAGGCCCTAGATCAGCATTTGTTGTATTTTGCGAGCAACGCCCTCAAGTTGTCGCCCGGCCTCGCCAACGAGCCGGATCGTCGCTTGGCGGCGGTGATCAGCTTCACCTACAACTTGGGGCTTGGCAGTTACCGGGTGTCCACCTTCAAAAAACGGGTTGACGCCAAGGATTGGAGCGGGGCCTGCGAAGAGATTGTGAAATGGAACAAGGCATGCGGCAGGGTTTTGCCGGGCCTGACAAAAAGACGAATGGCAGAGGCATCTTTATTGAAATAAAGTGACCTTGTGAGATTGTTAACCTGATGGGAAAATAGACATAACAATGGGGAAAATATGAGCACCAATACACCATCATGGGTAATGACTTATGACAGTCTGACTTACTATGTACTTCAGTACCTAGAACGGTCAGACCAAGCCACCATTAACGCTATTCCCACCTTCATTACTCTGGCTGAGTTTGAGATTGCCCAAGAGATCAAAACCTTGGGCCAATTGCAAGTCGCTGAGTCGGTGATGAATATTGGTCAACCAACAATTGCCAAGCCTGCTCGGTGGCGCAAAACCGTGTCCATGAGCATCACGGACAGCGCAGGCAATCGCACCCCTGTTTTGCTTCGCAAGTACGAGTATCTGACCAACTATTGGCCCGACAACGCCAATGTAGCAAAGCCGCTCTACTACGCAGATACTGACTGGGATCACTGGTACATCGCCCCGACGCCGGATGCGGCCTACAACTTCGAGGTGCTGTACTACGAGCGCATCGCTCCATTGAGCTCGACAAACCAAACCAATTGGCTGACCCAGAATGCCCCAACAGCGATGCTGTACGGCACTTTGTTGCAGGCAATGCCTTTTCTCAAAAATGATCAACGCGTGATCTTCCAACAAAAATACAGCGAAGCCATCAAGTCGCTGAAAGATGAGGATGTGTCTCGTGTTGGTGACCGACAAGCCGTTGCTGTGGATAGCTAATCATGACTACATACTCCTCACCCTATACCGGACAGACCATCAACCCATCGCAAGTTGGGTATGA